GTGACGGTGTTAATATGAAAAATTATTATTCTGTTACTTATCTTGATAAACTTAATCGAAAGCATACAATTTCTTTTGATTATATACATGATTTATTTGAGTTTATTTTTCACCATACAACTAATAATAAGAACAATGTTTAATCAACGTAAACCCATGCTGTTTCAGACAACACGTCACACTTTAATCATGTCTGTAACAATTCAGCATTATATTAACCCTCGTGATGGTGCACATACTTTCATTGTTCGTTGGCGTGATGAAAACCACGATGAGCATTTAGGAGATAACTACGTTGCTTTTCGTTCTTTTGTCTCTGCTGTCGACTTTATCGCTACTAACTTCTGTGGATAAATATAAACGTGCTGTCTTTCGTTTTGCAAATTGTCCTTATCGTGACATTATAGGCTGCAATGACTTTATGTGCGTTGATTGTGTTAACTCGACAGAAAGATATAATCTTTATTTACGTATAAAAAATCATCAAATTGATGATTGGCAAATCTTCAAAAAATATTATTATGAAAAAAATTATCCCTTTCCTCAAGAATCTACCACCTGTCCTTTTTAAGGTGTCTGTTGGTGGTTTCATTCTAATCTCTGTTGCTTTGTACTTCCAAAGCTGTGTGACCTCTTTTGATGCTGAAAAGTTTCACTATCATGGTGTAGCTGGTAGGTGTCGTTCTTCTCATGTAGTATCTGATACAATTCATTAATATGTCCGTACTTGGTAATATAAACAGTTGTCTTAGTCCTAAGCGTATATATAATAAATATACTGATGAAACCTTGTACGTTCCCTGTAGAAAATGTTTCCGCTGTCGTGATACTTATTCATCTGTGTGGAGTAGACGAATTGAGAATGAATGTAAACAACATCGTTACTCTTTGTTTGTTACTCTGACATATGACAATGAACATATCCCTCTTTTTCAACCTCTTATTATGAAAGACGGTACGCATTCAGTTTGGTATTCTAACAGAATTTCGGAATCTGGTAAATTTTTATCTGATTCTGTGTGCCGTGCTTTACCTCCTCAGAAAATGGAAGATGAGGTTTGCTTTGCTTATCCTTGTAAAAAAGATGTACAGGATTGGTTTAAACGACTTCGTTCTGCTATTGATTATCAATTAAATAAAAACAAAACCGATGAATTTAGACTTAGATACTTTATTGCTGCAGAGTATGGACCTCGCACGTTCCGTCCGCATTATCATGCCATATTATGGTATGACTCGGAGGAGTTACAACGACACATTGGTCGGCTTATATCTGAAACTTGGAAGAACGGCAATACGAACTACTCACTCGTCAACAACTCCGCATCTCAGTACGTTGCGAAATATGTTAACGGCGATACTCGTTTACCTTCGTTTCTACGAACTGAATTTACCTCTACATTTCACTTGGCAAGCAAACACCCTTATATCGGGTATTGTTCGTCTGATGAAGAAGCGTTACGAGAAAATGTCCTTAACGGAACTTACGGACAAAATATCCTCAACAAAGATAAAGGAGTGCTTGAATTTGTACCAACTGCCCGTAATCTTGAAAATCGGCTCCTGCCAAAGTGTCGAGGATACCGCTCGTTATCTCATTCTGAAAGAATACGAGTATATGCAACTGCGTATGATTATGAGCAAAGAGGTATAGACTATAATGGTTTGTTACCATTTGAGTTTAAAGCAGGTTGCTACCCTACTACAGATATTCATGCTACATTAGTGTGTTTGGATTGGTGTAAACGTTACCACATGACACCAGAAATATTTGTATCGTTGTTAGAAGATTACTATTATCGAAAGGATATGTATTTACTTCGTACACAATACGAGTATCAAGAGGCGTATATCAATCAACTTGACATGCCTTTGCATCATCTTGTTGATTTTGATTTACAACTGTTCTCTTATCTTCCACGTACGAAAGGTTTGTTTAATGATTCGCCTTGGAAAGATGTCATGTTAACTTATGGTATTCATGATTTCATGCTTTATAACCCAGACGGTTTTATGAACTTCGACTTAATTCAAATGTTAGGTCAGAAACATTCACAATTCTATAAGGATAATATTGCACGCTATACAAAGATTCATAATGATTCTTTGAAAAACAAAGAACTTAACGAGTTATTAAACTCACAAATTTTCAATTAAATTTTTAATTATGTCATTATTCAAAATTCCGTCCCCTAAACCAAAGCTTTCACGTAATGGCTTTGATTTGAGTTCACGCAGAATCTTCTCTGCAAAAGCTGGTCAGTTACTCCCTGTTGGTTGTTGGGAATGTAATCCGTCTGAACACTTTCAAATCTCTGTTCAAGACATTGTTCGTACCACTAACCTCAACACTGCTGCGTTCGCACGCATGAAAGAGTATTATCACTTTTTCTTTGTGTCTTACAAGTCGCTTTGGCAATGGTTCGACCAATTTATCGTCGGTACAAGTAACCCTGTATCTGCTTTGAATGGTATTAAGAAAAATCATACTGTAGATTATAACTACGTATGTAGTTCTACTCCTATGTTTGATTTGAACACGTTTGTAACTCACTTGAAAAGTGATGCTATGAAGAATACTTTTGATTCTCAAGCATTCCCTTTCAAAGATGGTGCTTTTAAGCTGTTGAATCTCTTGAACTATGGTGTTACTGAAAAGGGTAAATTTTATGACTATAAGTCTTACTTCTCTAATAGTAACAACTTAGGTTCTACGTTCCTCACAGATGCTGCACATAAAGGTAATGTTATGGTATCACCTTTCCGCTTGTTAGCTTATCAGAAGATTTTTAACGACTTCTATCGCAATCAGGATTGGACCCCTGCAGATGTTCGTTCGTTCAATATTGATGATTTTGCAGATGATTCTAATCTCATTATTGATAAGTCTGTTGCACAGTCGTTTTGTCAGATGCGTTATCGTCCTTATCCTAAGGATTGGCTTACAAGTATGAAACCAACTCCGAACTATGACAAAGGTATATTCAATCTGCCTGATTATGTTAATGGTTCTTCTAACTTCAAACCAGAGCGTAACCCTGGTTCTGTTGGTGTTGCTACTAATAGCACTTCAAATCTAACTTTCTCTGTTAATGACTTGCGTGCTGCGTTTGCTCTCGATAAGATGTTGGAGGCTACAAGACGTGCTAACGGTCTTGATTATAGTTCACAGATTGAGGCACACTTTGGTTTCAAGGTTCCTGAAAGTCGTGCGAGTGATGCTCGTTTCCTTGGTGGCTTTGATAACTCAATCCCTATTAGTGAAGTTGTTGCAACTGCTGATACTAATAACTCTAATGGTAAACAGCTTGGTGACCTTGCTGGTAAGGGTCTTGGTACTTTGAACTCTGGTAATATATCTTTTGATGTGAAAGAACATGGTATTATCATGTGTATTTATTCAGCTGCTCCACAAGTCGAATATAATGCGTCTTATCTTGACCCATTCAATAAGAAGTTTAAGCGTGAAGACTTCTATCAGCCTGAATTTGCAGACCTTGGCTATCAGCCTGTTTTGTCTTCTGATTTGTTGCTGACAGCTGTCGACCCTACCAAGACACCTACGGTATTAGACCATAAAGGTTCTAATATTGCTCCAACTGCTGCAAATGAACTTAATAACCTGTTATTAGGTTGGCAAACTCGTTATAACGAATATAAGACTGCACGTGATGTTGTGTTTGGTGACTTTGAAACTTCGGGTTCTTTGCGTTATTGGACCACTCCACGTTTTGATTTACGTTTCGACCGCTATGTCAGTAAGAAGTCTGATATTCCTGCAGGTGGTTACGCAAGTGGATTGAGTTCTGCTCAGTTCTATGTTAACCCAAATATTGTTAACCCTATATTTCTTGTTACTGCTGTAGCTGGTGACCATTTCTATATTAATTCATTCTTCGATGTCAAGGCTGTACGTCCTATGTCTGTTCACGGTCTTGCATCACTTTAAAACTTTATGTTATGAGTTATAATGATAGATATTTAAATCTCATGCCTGCTGATTGTTATAATATCGGTGAGATTCCTGACGTTGTTTGTGGTGTATCAACTCAATCCGTTATCTCTGATGACAGGCACGTTTATGAGACACTTTGCCCTATTAATCCTTTAACAGGTCATCGTGATTCTATGCTTTCTCGCTTGTTTAGTAATGACGTTTCAGATTCTGAAAAGCAGCTTATTATGTCTCAGCTTGCAAAGCTTAAGGGTGTTTCTTCTCCTGCTGACTTATCAGATGAGGATATTTTGTCGCTCCTCCCCTCTCGTTATATGTCTGACCCAGTAGAAATGGAAAGGTATCGTGAATTTGTTGACCAACTCCGTGATATCGATTCAGACTCTGAACCTGTAGAACCTGCGCATGTAGACCCTGCGCCTGCAGACCCTGCGCCTGCTGAGTAGTTTTTTTTATTAGTCCCTGCAATAATGTAGGGACTTTTACGTTTAATCATTAAATTTTTTAATTATGGACCCTTTGTTAGGTAGTGCTTTAATTTCTGGTGCATCTTCCTTGTTAGGTGGTTTGTTTGGCTCTGGTGCTCAATCAAGTGCTAATCGTACTAATATACAAATTGCTCGTGAGACTAATCAGATGCAATATCAGATGTTTAAAGAACAAAATGCGTTCAATGAACGTATGTATAATCAGATGCAACAGTATAATACCCCTGCTGCACAGATGCAACGTTATAATGATGCAGGTATTAACCCTTATATTGCTGCAGGCAATGTACAGACAGGTAATGCACAATCTGCGTTACAATCTGCACAGCCTTTACCACTTCATGCTGCACAGGTTCAGCCTGTAGATGCTTTCAAAGATTCATTTAGTCAGATTGGTAATGTTATCAGTCAGTATGCACAAAATGAGTTAGCACTTTCACAAGCTCAAAAAAATCGTGCTGAAGCTGGTTGGGTTGATCGCCTTAATGGTGCGCAATTAAACAAAATGAGTGCAGAAACCAATAACCTGTATCAACAAGGTTCTTTGCTCGGTTTAGATTATAAGTTGAAGAATGATACATTAGGTAATTATATAAAGTTATCTGATTTATCTGTCTTGAATGCTGAAAAGACAAATGAGCAATTAGACGTTATAACGCAATCTGCAAGGCTTGAAAATGCTCTCAAGAATATTGATTTAGGTATTCAATCAAAGTACGGTGAACGTATGTTTGTTGCTACCCTATCAAAAACCCTTGCTGAATCATTTGCCACAAATGCAAGTGTTAGGCAGCGTGATGCTCAAATTGCTATCGATAAACAGAATGCTAATACAAACGCTAAGAATGCGCAAACAAATGCTGCTGTTGGTGGTGCTCAAATTAACAATCTGATTCAACAAGCTATTAAAACAGCTGAGGAAACAACAGGTATAAAGATTGATAATGATACTTCTGCTAAGATTCAAAAGTATGTTATTGATACTTACCATAGTGGTGCAAAAGATTCTCAAAATCGTGCTGTTTCTTCTGCAAGTTCTGCTCGTATGTCTAAAATGGATGCTGACCAATATCCTATTGATAAGACTCTCGATCGTGTTGATAAAGTTGCTAACGCTTTTAACTCTGCTACTGGTGCCTACAGTAATGTACGACGTGGCAAGTCTTACGGTAAGCCAAAGCGTACTTTTGTTGACCATTATCACGAACATCAATATAAATTTAGATAATATGTTACGTAAACTTTTAATTTTTATCGCTGCTTTAGTTAGTATAATGTTACTTATAAAGTTGTCACTTATGATTTATTCGGTTTACTTGTGTTTTCAAGTTTAATTTAATTAGGCATTCTTCGGAGTGCCTTTTTTTGTCCCCTAACTACATTCCGTTAGGCGTAACAGGGGGTATAGGGGGCGTTGCCCCCATAACGACAGTACCATAATTTAACAGCTTTTCGAGCTTTGCTCGGCTGAATAGCGTAGCCTGCGAGCGACCCCGTAAATACCAGCGTCGCAGACAGTGTTTAATAATGAAATTCTAACAGTTTTCACGAAGTGTCACGGCTTTAATCAACCTGCCGTGATGTCCTTCCCTTGACCAATACCACAAAAACTGACAGAAAATAAAATCATATACATAAATTCACAAATATGTTAAAGTTATGTTAAAGTCCTGTTTATCATACCTACCATTATCTTAATAACAATAAACACGTTTTGTGTTCGTGCTCAGCACATATGGTGCTTATCATCAACACCATATGTGTTAGGCATAAAAACGTTGCGTAAAGATAGCAAAATTGAATTTATTCATGGTGAT